CCCCAGCGGCTGACGTCGAAGACGATGATCTTGCCGAAGTCGGGCTGGCCGAATTGGACGTCGTGCATTAGTGCCTGGAGGCCGGCGCGGCGCTTGAGATCCAGGCCACTCTTGCCGTCGTCGACGTACTCCCGGGTTATTACGATCGAGTTCGCGGCGGCGTAGGCGCGGATCTGTGCTCGCTGGTGATCAGTCGAGTAGTTCTGGCTCTCGGTCGACATCCGAACGTACATCACTGCGCGGCCTGCCATAGACTCGTTCATTGCGCGCTCCGGTTTGATCTAACTCAAGACAGCAGGCAGGGCTTAGTGCCAGAATCCACTCACCATAACAGCGTTACGGAGCGGAGAAGATGAGTGCCCTTATCTTGGGAGCTGCGCTTGAACTAGCTCGATGGCTCGGCCCGTCACATGCTGCTGCTTTCTTGGCAGACCACGGCATAGCGCCCGAAGTGGCCGACGAGCTGCTCGCACAAGAAATGCAACCGCATTCGCCGCCTACGGAACGCCGACTCCCTGGCGCACTGGATCGAGCCTAACAACGGTGCCAGCTTAGCAAAAGAACACTTATCGTCACGGTGCGATCGGCCGAGCGGCCTCGCGCTTCACCGCTTCCTCCCCGCGCCTTCTTCCTTCTGCAGCCTCGGCGCCTGAACGGAAGTGAGTAAAACACCTGGTTTCTTCACATAGCATGCTTATCTCAATCTCCGGCCTCCGCCATGTGGCGTTGGCCTTAAACAAGCCGACTGGCCCAGAAAACCCGGGGCGCCCAAACCGTGCGGAAATGGAGTCAATAATCGTCGCTGGCTCATACCGTTCGCCTGACTCAACGGTAAACATGGTCAGCACCCCATCTCGGTCGACACTCGCTTCAAACGTCGCATACGCGGCCCAGGCGGGAAGGGCGGCGGACTCTGGCAGGTGTAAGTTGCCGAACCTGCTCCCCTTATAACCCTTTTTTGAAACTATCCAGCAGGTGGGAGCATTCCTCTTCGGCGGCGCGTCTTTGCAGTTTTGCAGGGAAGGCTGAATTTTGCCGCCGAGTGGCAGGCTAAGCACTGTCACTGTTTCAGCTGCGTTAGCTGCGCATGCCAACAGGCCCAGCGTTAATGTGAAAAGCAGGGGTTTCATCATTGTGAAATCAGGCGGCATCCAGGCGTGCCGTAGCGCCTAAAACGGCAACTCGTCGTCTTCCTCTTCTTCCGGCGGCATCGAGAGGTCGACCACGAATCGATTCAGCTTCACATCTGCCAGGAGCGATAAGAGCCGCTCGGTCTGGAAAGGTGCGTAGGCGCGCGGCTTGGCACCCTCAGCAACAAGCATGATTCCAAGAGGCGGCACATACGGCGCCAAGCGGTTGATCAGGTCATCGCCGACACCTGGCCGAACGTACGACTCATGGGGAAAGGCCACGACCAGGCGCACTGGGCCGAGTTGCGTAAGTGCTACCTCGATCTTCATGTACGGTCGAGAATGATGCGACCCGGTTGGTAGACGACCCGGCCGATGATCTCGCACTCGCCGCTGCGCACGTTCACCATATCGTGGTCAGGATTCATTGAGTGCAGGTACCACTGCCCGCCGCGGTGGATCAACTGCTTAATGCACGACTCGTTCTTGAAGTTGATGGCGTACACGCCACGATTTACAGGAGCTTTGTCGACGGTATTGACCACGACCACGTCTCCATCCAAGAACATCGGCTCCATGCTGTCGCCCTTCACGCCGATCGCCAGGAGCTCGTGAGGAATCAAGCCTTTCGACTCAATGACCTGGCGGGGCATATGCAGCACCCCGCCATCCTCGAGTTCAGGAATCGTTTCAAACCCAGTAAAGCCGGCACGCAGCTCAATCTTCACGCGCCTGATAGGGATTGTGTCAGGCTCATCGCCGATTTTGATCCTTGGCGTAGCAGAAACAAACGGCGAGGTGCTGTGAGCAGCGGCCGCGGTCGGCGCCGGCCCTGCGGCTTGGGGAGTTCCCTGGCCATTTGCCAGCCACATTGGGTCTACCTCAAGGGCAGTCGCGATATCAATAATTCTGCGCGCACTGAGGCGCAGCCCTGACTCCAGGTTGCCAATAGTGCTCTGTGTGACGCCGCTCAGCTTAGCTAAGGCGGCTTGCGTGAGGCCCTTTTGTTCCCGGGCCCAAGTTAGACGTTCCGCCAGTGTATCCATATCACGAATGTAATATAAAACTCAATCACGTTGGTGTTGACGTGTTAAACACGAACGTGATACTGTTCGTACATGGACACGCAAAAAATCACTTCGGACCTTCTCGCGTCTGGCCTGACTCAGCAGGAGTTAGCTGATCTGGTCCCATGCGGCCAATCAACCATCGCGGCGTATTTGGCTGGCACTCGCGGTTCACGTCCGTCGAAGCAGATCGGCGACCGGCTCGAAGCGCTGCACCTCGAACGCTGCTCGCTGGGTGAGGCGCTTCGGCGGCGCGCTTCCGACGGCGACGACGCGACTGATCCTGGCGGGGGAGCGTAGACGCAGGTGGTTTCGAGGTTGGTCGTCGTCATGGTTGGTCATCTTCGGTTCAGTAGTTATCAGATTAGCTTTCTATTTGGAAAAAGTCATGAATCATGCTCTTCAATGCCAAGCGCCGGTCGCGATCCTCCGCGCAGAAATCGAAGCGTGGCGCACCGAGAACCGTATGAGCCGTGAGGCGGTGGCGATCGTGATCACCGAGGCGCACGCGGCCAACGGCGCCGACGTGGCGACTGAGATTTCCTTCGATTTCCCAGGCAGCGATGCCTACGACCGTGCGAAGAAGAGCGCGCAGAAGATCTTCCGCTGGCTGGACGAGGGCAACCTGCCGGCGCAACTGGTCCCGTCCATCCTCGCCGCGCTGCCGGTCGACCGCCGCCTAGCGTGCCTGAGCCAGATGTACTGCAACCTCGGCGTCGAGATGCGGCCGGCGAACTGCGAAGACGTTGTCACGGTCAGCCTGACCACGCATCTGCCCATCGTGATGAAGGAAGCCGGCGAGGCCCAGCTCGCGCTCGTGAGCCTGCCGGCCGAAGCGACCGATGCTGCGCTGCTGGCAGTGCACAAGGAATTGACCGAAGCCGAGCAGGCCTGCGCGAACGCGGCCCGTGACGTCATGGCCACGGTCGCCGCGCGACAAGTCGCCCGCATGGGCGCGCACAGCTCGACGTAAGCAGCGCCCAGGCGGCGGGACGGCGCCGCCACCAATACCCATAACCAAAACAGGGAGCAAACCGTGAGCACTGCAGTAGCTGCAGCACACGAAGAGACGGCGACGCTGAACCCGAACGCGCTGCTCGACCACCTGATCAAGCAGCTGGACCTGAAGAACGATGCCGCCCTGGCGCGCGCTCTCGACGTGGCGTCGCCGGTGATCAGCAAGGTCCGTCACGGCCGCCTGCCGGTGGGCGCAACGATGCTGATCTCGATGCATGAAGTGAGTGGGATCTCGATCAAGGACCTCCGCGATCTGATGGGCGACCGCCGCCAGCGCTTCCGCGGCGCGCATACCGACGTCTCGTAGCTGGACAGCCAGCAGTCCACGAATACCACGATAACCCCGCGCCAGTCACAAGGATTGATGCGCATCAGAAGAGGAGAGGGGATGGATCAACCCGACGAGAACAAATCCCACGAGCCGTTGCCAGTCGAACCAGGGCACGTGATGAGCCGGGAGAAGTACCAGGAACTGCTCGAGCAGCAGCAGAAATGAAAAAGCCCGGTTGCCGCCGGGCTCAGTGAAACAAGTACAACGAATTGGAGAACGCATGTTAGCACAACACATTGCGCCGGCGTCGCAAGCCGGTGAAGCTTGCACTTCGCCTCAGGGCGCAGCACCGATCGAGACCTACTCGGTCCTGCAGCCGGACTTCGAGCCAGAAGCTGCGTCCATCAACGATCTCGTCTTCGACAACGACTGGCTGCGTCCCGGCGACGCCGTGTACGTCACCGAGGTCCGCCGCCACGTCCTGACCGAGAGCGACCTGAACGCCGCTGCGCGCGCCCTGATCGGCGGTGCGGCATGACCTACGCTCACCGCCACACTGCGATGCGCACCGAGCGCCTGCTGGCCCTGATCGCTGCATTCCAGACCCGCCACCTGATGCGCGAAGACATCGGCGAGATCCTGAAGGTTGGACCGTCCGGCGTGCGCAAGTACATCAAGGACCTGGGCGCCGCAATCGAGATCGAGCGTTACGTCGACGGCACGGCCAAGTTCATCGGCTTCCCGGTCTTCCGCCTGGCGATGACCGCCGAGGAAGCGCAAGCCTACGTTGCCGGCCTGTCCGCGGCGCCGACCGCACTGCCGGTTCGCGCCTCAGCCTCTGCACTCAGCACGGCAGCCAAGGATCCGTCTCGCCACTTCCACATTCTGGCCGACGACACCCACTACGCCGTGCGCCTGAGCCGCACGCCGGCAATGCGCGATCCGCTGGTGGCTGCGTTCTTCGGGTCCCGCACTGCAGAGATGCACGCATGACTGCCTACTACAACGAAATCGAACCTTACCCGGCCGAGTGGCTGCGGAACCTGATCGCGGCCGGCCACATCGCGCCAGGCGTGGTCGACACTAGGAGCATCGAAGATGTACACCCCGGCGACTTGCAGGACTTCACCCAATGCCACTTTTTTGCCGGCATCGGCGTGTGGTCCCTTGCGCTCCGGCGTGCCGGTTGGAGCGACGATCGACCTGTTTGGACTGGTTCCTGTCCCTGCCAACCTTTCAGCGCGGCAGGCCAAGGAGCTGGGTTTGATGACGAGCGGCACCTATGGCCGGCATTCCACCACCTCATCCGACAGCACCGCCCTGCAGTCGTCCTTGGAGAGCAGGTTGCGAGCAAAGACGCAGATCCTTGGATCGACCTTGTACAAGATGACTTGGAAGGCGTGGGATACCGGTTCGGGGCGGTCCCGTTCCCGTCTGCGGGCGTCGGTGCTCCGCATATCCGCGACCGGCTCTACTGGGTGGGTCACGCCGACTACCAGGGACTGGAAGGGGGATCGCAGCGAAGCTCGCGAGAAGGGCAATCAGCTCCCGTATCAGGCATATCTCTGCGGCTGGCCGACGCCATCGTGCTCAAACGACCGGGAGGGGAATCCTGCATCGGCCATGAGCATGCAGCGGGCGGACGGATCGAAAGTTCAGCAGCGTCTGCAGGACTTCGCGGCGATCTGCCAGCCGGCCCGACTAACGGCTACTGGCGCGATGCTGACTGGCTCGGATGCCGGGATGGAAAGTGGCGGCCAGTTGAACCCGGCACATTCCCGCTGGCTCATGGGGCTCCCGCCCGAGTGGGACGCCTGCGCGCCTATGGCAACGCGATCAACGCCGAAGCGGCGCGGGTCTTCGTCGAAGCCGTGATGGAGTGCCAGCCATGACCTACTTCCAACAATCCGCCGCGCGCTGCGTGGCCTGTGGACGCCTGCAGGGCATGGCGCACGCCGCCGGCTGCTGGGTCGCAATCCTCACTATCAGGAGGGCTCACTAATGGCCAACATTAACATTACGAGCATGGCTGGGCGCCAGGCCTCTCAGTACATAGCCGCCGGCCATATCTTCAAACACGGCCCACAGACCCCGAGCGAATTGTTCTCGATCGCGAACTTCGGCCTCAAGAACCACGTCCGCAACACTCGGCTGGAGCGGGCAATTGACAGTGGCTGGCTCGTAGAAACCACCGACGGCAAGGTCGATATCGGTGTGGCCGCGCGCAAGCACTTCGAGCTGGAAGCTGCCGAAGTGAACGCTGCCGGCCATAAGCCGATCGGCAAGATCGCTGCACCGCGGCAGCCGGCGGACGTCTTCGCTCGCCCGCCCCTTAGCAAGAAATACATCCCAAACCGTCGCGGATCCCGTCAGGACGTTCCGGAGTGGTCGGTGCGCGCGGACGCGTCGTTCAAGACCCTGGCTGGAGGTGACGCATGAGCATCCAACACAAAGAACGACCAATCCTCTTCACCGGCGCCATGGTGCGCGCGCTGCTCGACGGCAGCAAGACGCAGACGCGGCGCGTTGTGAAGCTGCCGCACGAGAACCCGCTTGGGGAGTGGGAGCCGGCCACGTTCGGTGGCGAAGACGGCGGCCGCACGGCTGCTGGGGAAACGATTCCTGAGCAGGGAGGAATCTGGCACACACGTACTGGTGAAAGTCTCGCCTGTCCCTACGGCCAGCCCGGCGACCGCCTGTGGGTGCGCGAGACGTGGGCACCGCACCCGGACTTCATTCCGGCGTCGCATTACGCGGTCTACCGCGCTGACCCGGAGTGCGAGCACGACGTCGACCGCTGGCGCCCGAGCATTCACATGCCGCGCTGGGCCAGCCGCATCGTGCTGGAGATCACCGGCGTGCGCGTCGAGCGGCTGCAGGACATCGGCACCGAGGAGATCGAAGCCGAGGGTGTCGTGACTTCGGACGCCGACATCATGCAGCACGGCTGTCGGGCACGTGTACTGGACTGGATCCGGCTGTGGGAGTCGACCGGGGGAAGCTGGGACGGCAACCCCTGGGTGTGGGTGATCGAGTTCAAGCGGGTGGCGCCATGAATCTATTCCTTGAGGGGATTCTCGTCGATCCAGTCGCACGCTCGTATTTCGGCGGCAGTGATCGCTTGTTGCTCTGTTTCGAAGTATTGCGGTGGGTTCGACTCGTCCACGCGTACGGCACGATTCTGCTGCTCAGCAAACTCGCGGTTTCCGCCAAAAATAGTGAATGTCGCTTGGAATCCGACACCATGCACAGGGCGGACTGTAATCGAGAAGAACTGTTTGTTGTGGCTACGAATGTGGCTGTCGCGCATGGCAATCCTCGTAAATGCGAAGAGGGAATCGTAGCATGATGCGCCGCTCACCCCTCAAGCAGGGCAAGGCGCTCGAGCGGAAGGCACCCATGCCACGCGGCGCCGGGTTTCAAAAGCCGACTGCCGCCGCGAGTGGCCTACGCGTTGCCTCGGTCCAGGCGAAAGCCCGCGCCAAGGAAACGAAGGACCAGAAGCTGCCGAAGGCGATCAAGTCGCGCGGAATGAAGGGTCGCCCACCGACCGCCGAGGAGTCGCGCTTCATGAGTGCGATCGCCGGATTGGGATGCATCGCGTGCAAGAAGGACGGCTGGCACAACCCGGACGTCAGCGTGCACCACATCGATGGCCGCACGAAGCCTGGCGCGCACTTCCTGGTGCTCGGGCTCTGCGCTGGACATCACCAGCACGGCACCGGCGCCAACCCGACTCTGATCGCAGTCCATCCGTACAAGGCGCGCTTCGAGGAGCGCTATGGCGCCCAGCGCGCGCTGCTGGCGGAGTGTGTGGCGATGCTCGAGCCTGCCGCCGCACTGGAGGTGGAATGACGCGCGCCCACCCGCCATGCGCCATGTGCGCTCGCTTCAAGATCACGGGACACGAGGATCAAGCCGCCGCCGGCAATGGCTGGTGCGAGGCGTGGGAGAAGTACGTTCCTTGGGACGGGCAGATCGGCGTGCTGTTCATCCCGGCAAAGCACGAGGCACCGAGACGCGCATTTGTAGCAAAACACGCGGCGAAAGCCGAAAGCACCTGCGCCGTAAGCGCATAACCAAAAAGACAAGGAGAGCGATATGGGAGCATTTTGTGTTTTCGGCGTGAGCCGTCAGGTGTGCCGCAAGCAAGCGGAAAAGAAGACGCCAACTGTCCGCGTCGTCGACGGCAAGCGTATCAACCTGAGTGCGCCTGAATGGGGTATTGCGGTTGCCGCCGAAACTGACCGCCTTTTTGTTGAGACTGACAAGCAGGTTCGCATTTCGCCAGAGTTGGACGCGCCGCAGTTCTGTCGCGACTGGATTGCGGCCGGCCCGAACGAGGTGCGATTGACCAAAATTATGGTGCGCGGTCCCAAGGTTGATGCTGCAGGAAAGCCGGTAACCCGTAGGGGTGCGCCTGTCATGGCCTGGATTCCGTACGACGATCCGCACGCGGCGCGACACCGCCAGGACGCCGTGGCGACCGTGCCTGCATGAGATGTGGTCACCCTATCGCGGCGGCGCGACGGGGTGTGCGATGGATGCCGCCTGACGCGGCTCCACTAGATAGAAAGGAAACGACATGGGAAGCATGCTGAATCTTCAAGTTACTGGCGCCGCCGGGCAGACGATGTCGAGCCGCGAGATCGCAGACATCTGCGAGGCCCGGCACAACGATGTCATCGCCTCGATCGAGCGGCTGATCAATGAGGGGGTTTTACGACTTTCTCGTAATACTGCCCGGCAACATAATCCAGACGGTGGCGGGCGTCCGACGATGGTCTACGACCTGGAGAAGCGCGACTGCCTGATCGTGGTGTCCGGGTACAGCGCGGCGCTCCGGGCCAAGATTATCGACCGTTGGATCGAGCTCGAATCGTCGGCGATGGCGTCGGCGCTGCCCAAGTCTTTCGCCGAGGCGCTGCGCCTGGCCGCTGACCAGCAGGAACTGATCGAGAGCCAAGCGGCCCAGCTTCAAGCCGCAGCGCCGGCCGTCGAGTTCGTCCAGCGCTACGCCGACTCGACCGGGCTCAAAGGCTTCCGTCAGATCTGCAAGCTCCTGGGCGCGAACGAGCATCAATTCCGCGAGTTCCTCATCGAGGAGAAGATCATGTACCGCCTCGCCGGCGAACTGACTCCGCATGCCCAGCACATCGACGCCGGCCGCTTCTGCGTGAAGGCGGGCACCGCGCAAGGATCCGGGCATGCCTTCAACTCGGCGCGGTTCACACCGAAGGGCGTCACCTGGGTGGCTGGCGAGTGGGCGAAGTGGCAGCTCAAGAATCGCGCAGGGGAGGTGGCCCATGCTTAGCCACGAAGCCCTCCGCGAGCAGGCCGAGCGCCTGAAGTCCGTGATGGTTCCATCCGAGACGCTGCTCGAGCTGCTGGACGCAGCCGAACGCGCCCAGGTGAAACCGAAGGCACCGCGGGCGCCGCGTCAGGCGAATAACGATGACGAAAAGTGCGCGCGCTGGCTATTCGGGGTGCTGCTCAATACGGCGCCGAAGGCCCGGCAGCCTTCCATTGCCGCTTGGGCCAAAGACATCCGCCTGATGCGTGAACGAGACGGTCGCACTCACCGAGAGATCTGCGAGCTGTTCCAATGGGCTCACTCGGATTCGTTCTGGCACAAAAACGTCCTCTGCCCGAAAACGCTTCGCGACAAGTGGGACCGCCTCACGCTACAGCGCGGGAGCGTGATTGCGGCCCCAGTGCGGGAGACCGTCGAGAGTCGTAATGCACGGCTACGGGCGGAGTTCCTGGGCGTAGGTGGCGCGCCTGCGGCGGCATATCTTCAGCTGGAGGCGTGACATGGACATCAGCCAGAAGCAGTCCTTTATCGACCGGCTCACCGAGATCATGCTCGCCTACGGGAAGCCTCTGCACGACAGCGCGGTCCTCGACGCTTGGTGGAGGCAGCTGCAGGAGTTCCCGATGCGGATTGTGGCTCTCGCCTTCAGCGCCTACCGGGAGGAGAACGATACCTTTGCACCGGTGCCGAACAGCATTTATAAGCGCTGCATCCTGATGGATGGGCGTCCTGGCGCCGAAGAGGCATGGGCGATCGCTTTGCTCGGCACTGACGAGGCGAATACGGTCGTCTGGACGCAGGAGATCGCCGCTGCTTTCGCCATCTGCCGTCCGGTTCTTCAGTCCAGCGGGGCAATCAGCGCGCGCAAGCCGTTCCTCGAAGCCTACACGCGACTGGTGACCGAGGCGCGAGCAGTGCGCAAGCCGGCCGAGTGGAGTGCATCGCTGGGGTGGGATCCGGCGCAGAAGGTCCAGGCGATCAAGGCGGCGACCGCGGCGGGGCAGTTGGCTGGGCCCGCTGCGGCTCTTCTGCTCAATGGCCATGCTGGTGATCCGACGCCTGACGATTCCGCCAGGGCTCAGCTCGCGAAGGTCAAGCAGATGCTCAAGGACATGCAGGACGAGCGCGAGTTTCGTGACCTTGTGGAGCTCGAGCGCCGCGAGCAGGCGGATCAGCTTTACCGAATCCAGACTCAGAAGAAGGTAGACCGCTACACGCGGGTGGCCGCCTGATGGTTCCAGAAGGGACGTTCTACCCCGAGATCCGGGCGTTCTTCCCTCTCCGTGTATGCGGCGAGTGCGAGCACCTCACGACAAAGATCCGGCCCGAGCTGATGGCGCAGGGAATAGGAGACTGCAAGGGATACCCCGACGGCAGGCTGCGTGATACGACCGTCCGGTGGAACCTCCGCGAATGCGCTCACTTCAAGTGGGCGAGGGATATGGAGCCGCGCAAGCAGTGGATGGAAAAGTGCAAGGCCCGAGAGGGCGGCGCCGAAGTCAAAACAGAAATGAAGGGATGAAATGAAGAAAACGAATGTGCCGGCGCAACGCGCACTCCAGGCGCTGGGCCGGCTCAAGGTCGGCGCCATGAACAAGACTGAGCAGGCGTATGCGGCAACGCTGGAACAACGCCGCACCGCCGGCGAGGTGGCGTGGTTCAAGTTCGAGGGCATCAAGCTGCGGCTTGCCGACAACACCTTTTATACTCCGGACTTTGCCGTCATGCTCGCAGACGGAGCCCTAGAAATGCACGAGGTCAAAGGCTATTGGCAGGACGACGCTCGGGCGAAGATTAAGATTGCGGCTGACCTTTACCCGTTGCGGTTCCTGGCAATTCAAGTGAGGGCGAAAAAAGCCGGTGGTGGGTGGGCAATAGAGGAGTTCTAGACTACTTCAGCTTTTGGCAGTGAAGCGCCGACGTGACGAAGCAATTGCAGCTCCCGCAATCAGCAGTAAAGCCGCGCTTGAAGGCTCGGGGACTGCGACTTCGAGATTATCTACAGTCGTTAAGAAGTAGCTATCGAACCGAGTTGGAGTAAAACTTGTGTCACCAGTGCGCGGATTGATAAAGAAGTCGCTACCACCTGCGTACTGTCCAATTGCGTCACCCGAAAGTGCGCCACCGATCACCTCAAATGCATAAACTTCGCCGACAGCAACGCTGATGCCAAGTGCACTAACATCAAAGGTAAAGGCGTCGCCAGCAGACTGAAATACATCAGTAGATCCCAGTATCGTTTGAGGGACACCGCTCGAGGTGTTTAGTATGTTGATCGAGCGAAAATTCAAGCCGAACACTTGAACGGAGTTGAGGAGCCCATCCACGCCGACAGTGAACGTTTGTGCGCGCCTGAAGTCGCTATAAGACCCAGCACCATTCGCGTTTCTTTCGTCGGAGTAGTACTGTTGATCAACGATAACAGTGGCGCACGCATTTCCGACAATGCCCAACATGAGCGCAGCAACAGCAGCGAAATTTTTCATCATTCACTCCAAGGCTTGTATGAATGTATTTACGCAAGTAGTGTGCCAAAGCTTCGTCAGTTTAAATTATCCTTATGCAACAAGTACTTACGTACATTGAATGGCTGCGTCGCTGAGCGTGTGTAAGAGTTATCGACACCACTTACGCGGTCTAATCGCGAAATAAGTTGTCCCGCCAGGTTCATACTGATGCTGGCATTGCTATTTAGAAAAGTTCGGACAGGCAAGAAGATTGATCTTCAAGTGATAAGCTGACTCATCCATTCAGGAGCCAGCCATGTTCGCCGAAAAGTACCTTGCCGCCCTCAACACTACCGACCTACGCGACGACGATCAGCACAGCCGCACGGAGGCGCTGGCTGCCGCTGCGCTGGCCGACCTGACTGGCGGCGGCGATGTGTTCGGCTCGCTCCTGGCGCGCGCGAAGTATGCCGACGGCGTGCCTCGCAAGGCGTTCGACTCAGCGACGCAGAACCTGCCGGCGCTGCTGAAGGTATGGACCGGCGCCGTCACGAAGAAGGGACTGGAGCGCCAGTGGCTCAAGATCAAGCACCCCTGGGACATCACCGCCGCCCACGCGATGTACGCGAAGATCGCACGCGTGTCGCTGGCCCACTGGCTCGGCGGCGAGTGCACCTGTTGCAACGGCACGAAGATTGCCAACAGCCGCGCATGCACGCACTGCACCGGCACCGGCCGCGAACCGATTCAGGGTGGCGCCATCGAACGTGAGAAAATAAGCGACATGGTCAGCGAGCTGGATGGCATCTACCAGTCGCATGCAGCGCGGGCCGGCGCGAAGATGAGGAAAGCAGCGTGAGCAAAAAACTATACCTTTGCATCGGTGGCAGGATGGACGGAAAGCGAATCTCGCTACTCGAATGTCCGCCTCCGCCCTTCATCCGGTTTCCACTCTTGGAGTCGGCTGCGCCCATTGACCTCGACGCCCAGCTGCGGGATGAGCTGATCAAAGAACAGCATTTCGAACGAGTAGTGCTGCGAGGCCCAAAGACTGAATATTTTGTCTATGTCCACAACGACGGCGGGCAAGGTGATGTTGTCGGGCGGCTTATCGAGGGCTACCAATCACCAGGTAAGAGCGAATAATTCTGTTGCATTGGTCTCTCATCAGTCGTAAACTTTAGCCTTCACATATCCCTCGATTCACGTAATGCGCGCTTCGGCGCCAACGTCACCCGAGGCAGTCGAGTAACCCGGCCCGCAGTAAAGCCGGCGCTCGCCTGAAAGAAATGGACCCGCCGCTGTGGCGGGTTTTTTCGTTTGCGGCTCACCTGAGGAGACTTCATGAACGAAGGTATCGGCTTGGCCTAACTGATCGACCTGGTCATTACGTAGAAGCGCGACGAAACGCGCACGGGATCTGACTTGCCCGAGAAGTGCCGGAGCTCCCGCCCGGCTAGACTTCGAAGACGGCACCATACGCACATACGAACAAGCCCTGGCATCGGCCAGAACAGTCGAGCGCACAAGCTGCGCGCCTCGGCGCCGGACGCTGTAACCGGCTTAGCAGTAACCCCGTCCACTCTGGAGATACCATTGGGGCAGGGCGCATGACTCCCGATAACGAGTCACCACATGAGAGCCCGCTGATAGAGTTGGTCTGCCAGGTGACGATGGCTGATCGGCTCAATGCTCGTCACGGCATCCAGGCTACCGCAGAGGCGGATCTGGGCTACGGGCTCTCATGTGGTTAAGCGCTCGATGCGCAGGGTTGGGGGTTCCCGGCCGCCACGCTTCACCTGCGGGCGTAGCTCAGTTGGTAGAGCGCGATCCTTCCAAGTTCGATGTCGTCGGTTCGATTCCGGCTGCCCGCTCCAGTGTCTCCCTTCCCGCATGCGCGGGAACTTCGCCGCCTGTCGCTTCAATGCGCCGGCGGCTTTTCTTTTTCTGAGGCACTCCATGTTCGGTCTCTTCAAGTCAGTTGTTGACCTTGCTGCAGACGTGGCAACGGTCGTTGTTGCCCCGGTTGAGATAGCAGTCGATCTCGCTGGAGCCGCAGTCAAGCCCGTGGCTGAGGTTGCGCGCGATCTCGCCAAGGGCTTCAAAAGCATGAAGGACTGATGCAATGAGTATCGAGCAAGAGCTGGCCTGGTTGCGTCGCCGCGTCCAGAAGCTGCGTGAGCAGGCCACAGCCGCAAAGGGAGGGCGTTTAACATGAGCGACATCGGCGACATCTACAAAGCTGAGATCCTGCGCGCGGTCTTCGGACCCGGCGCACACACGTTCAAGGCTCATGACGCGCATCGTCTGCGCCAAATCGCCGAACGCCTCGCCGACACCGAGGAAGCACAAAGCATCTTGCGCGCCAAGGGTTACGGATGGGCCGGCATGACCCTGCTCGACATTGTGCGCACTGTGCCTGACGGCGCACGCGGGATGCTGCGCAACCTATTCCGCCGCTCGGGCACGACGCTGACCAGCGACCAGCCGGCCGACACCAACCCCAGCCTGGGCGAGGTGCATGACATCTGGAGTGCGCGATGAGCACGAGTGCAAACACGGTCCAGGTGAATCTCCGGCCATTCCATCAGCGATTCGCCCGCTCGTACCGCGCGTGGCGTGCCTCCGGGCTGCCTCGCATGCAGGCGCTCTCGGCCGCCTGGCGTATCAGCCGCATCTTGTCGAAGGTTTGCTGATGTCCAAGTTGCAGACGTTGAGGTCAAACGTACGACCAGCAGCCAGCCGCGTCACCATGCTCCCGACGCAGCGGCCTGACACGGTCGAGCGTAAGCGCGGATCGGCGGGCGTGCGTGATCGCGATCGTATCCGCGCACGTGACTGCGGCCTGTGCCAGGAGTGCCGGCGCAAGGGCGTCACTTTAATCGGCAGTCAAGTCGACCACATCATCCCGCTGTGGAAGGGTGGCAGCGACGACGACTCGAACAAAGAATTGCTGTGCACGCCATGCCACGACGCCAAGACGGCGCGCGAGGCGGCGGCGCGCGCTAGAGGATACCCATGAAGGCTGATCTGATTCCGGAAGAGGCTTACACGTTGCAGGTTGCCGGCCACCAGATCGAGGGCTTTCGGGTCGTGTCGAGATGGAACGGTCTGCTCGAGTTACGAAACGCGAAGCGCGAAGTGTTGATCGTTTCGGCACCCGACGTCCGTGCATTTGCGGGCGTGTTCGACACGATCTTCGGCGATGTCTTCCGAACGAATGCTGAGACGAAGGCGGCTGGGACGGTGATCGTGATGGGTTCGCCTGACCTGATCGCCCGCCTTCGTGCCGCTGCCGAGGCGGCGCCCGCCGCGCCATCAGCGCCGCAGGCTGCGAACCCCTGAAAGGGTAGGGGGTGTTGTATCTCTACAACCCCTTGGCCCCGGACACCGACTAGTACCTCACGCGCAGATTAAATCCCCCTTGGAGGAGTTTGTTAATGGCTTTAACAGGCAAAAAGCGAGCCTTCGCCGATGCCGTTTTGGCCGGGTTCTCGAATAAGGAAGCTGCAATTCGCGCCGGCTACAGTGCGGCGACTGCGGCGCAGGCGGGCGCCCGTCTTGTTAAAGACAAGGATGTCGCCCCATACCTCGCAGAACGAAAGAGGGCATCCCCTGCCTCACCGCTAGCGGAGCCTCCCCCGCTGCCACCGGTGCCGAGCTTCGACGTCAGTGCAGTGCTGATGCATTCCGACCCAAGAGCATTTCTAGTCGCTGCAATGAATGACCCGGCGCTCGAGGCGAAGCTGCGAATCGACGCGGCGAAGGCCTTGATGCCGTTCACTCACGCCAAGCTGGGCGAGGGTGGGAAGAAGGATCAGAAGAACGAGGAGGCGAAAAAGATAGCAAGCCGATTCGGTGCGGCGCGGCCGCCGGCTCTCAAGGCTGTGAAGTAAGGACGAAAACATGAATTGGTCGACCGCCTGTCCGGATTGGGAAGACAGGCTCAAGGCCAAACTTTCGATCATCCCGCCGCCGATCTTTCCCGATGAGGCCGAGCAGGCGCTGCGCATCTTCAAGGAGCTGCGGGTATGCGACCTGCCGGCGACGGTCTGGGACGAAGAGCTCGAAGCGCACAGAAGCCCGAATTTTGGGGAGTGCAGCGAACAGTGGGTGTTCGACTTCGTCGCCGCGATTTTCGGAGCGTACGATCCGGAGACCGGCAAGCAGATGATTCGTGAGTATTACCTGCTGATTAGCAAAAAGAACACGAAGTCCACGATTGCGGCCGGCATCATGCTGACCGCGGTGATCCTTTGCTGGCGCAGCGAAGAGGAGCACCTAATCTTGGCGCCTACCATCGAGGTCGCAGGGAATAGCTTCAAGCCTGCCGCCGCGATGGTGCGCGCAGATCCCGAGCTTTCCGCTCTGTTTCATGTGCAGGACCACGTCAGAACCATTACGCACCGCGTATCGAAGGCGTCCCTCAAGGTTGTGGCTGCCGACACGGATGCCGTTTCCGGCAAAAAGTCCGGCAAAGTCCTAGTGGACGAACACTGGTTGTTCGGTAAGCGCGCAAATGCTGAAGCGATGTTCATGGAGGCGCTGGGCGGCCAAGTTTCGCGAGATGAGGGCTGGGTCATTTTCCTTACCACCCAGAGCGACGAGCCGCCTGCCGGCGTATTCAAGGAAAAGCTCGGGTACTACCGAGATGTCCGCGACGGCAAGATCGAAGATCGCAAGTCTCTGGGTGTTCTGTATGAATACCCGTCAGCGATGATCAAGGCAAAGGCCTATCTCGATCCCTCAACCTACTACATCACGAACCCGAACATTGATCGCTCGGTTAGCGCCGAGTGGATCGAGGACAACCTTAAGAAGCTGTTGCACAAGACGGACGGGGCGCTTCAGACGTTCGTCGCCAAGCATCTGAATGTCGAAATCGGCATGAATCTGCGCGCCGACCGCTGGGCGGGCGCCGACTTCTGGGAACGCCAGGCGAAGGTCCCCGGCCTGACACTGAGCGAGTTGCTCTTGCGCAGTGAGGTCGTCACGGCCGGCATCGACGGTGGCGGGCTGGACGACTTATTGGGCCTGGCCTTCGTGGGGCGCGAACGCGGCACTGGCAAATGGCTTGCCTGGACACGCGCATGGGCGCACCCGATCGCGCTTGAACGGCGGAAGAGCGAAGAGAGCAAGTACAACGACTTCGAACAACAGGGCGACCTGGTGATCATCGAGCAGCTCCCTGGCGATGTCGCCGCGGTCGCAGCTGTGGTCAAGGAAGTGAACGAGTCCGGCTTGCTCGCTTCAGTCGGCCTTGACCCGGAGAAGACCCACAAGGTCATGTTCCAGGCGCTGAT